CAGCGGACGTGCGGAGAAATACGGCAGGGCTCGTCCCGCAAAGCAGCTTCAAGTTCCTTGGCATAGATTGCCCCCTGTAGCACGCGCCGCGGCTTGCCACACCAGACGGTGTTGTAATCGTCCGGGCTCTTGGTCTTCATCGTCTCCATCTGACGACGCAAGATCACCGGGAACCAGGGGTTGTCCCAGTAGTTCATCTCGACCACGACCGTGCCTTCGGGCGGATCAAGCACCCACATCTTGTAAGTGGCGTCGGATGCGAGTTCCGGGTTAAACTCCACCCAGATTTCGGAGCCCTGGCCGAACGGCCCGAACGGTGGATCGCGGCGCACGGTGGGCAGCAGCACTTCCCACACCTGCTTGGCAATGGTGGTCGCCTCGAACACCGCACAGATGTCGATAGCCTCGTACGACTTGATCTTGCGGAACTGGTTTTTGAGACCAGCGAACACGAACCGCGTACCGTTCTTGCCGACGATCTCCATGTCGTACGCGGTGTAGAAGTCCGACATGCCCTGGGCGTCGATCTGGTCGCACAGCAATTTGTAGACGGACTCGTCGATCGAGTTTTGCACCTCGCGCGTGCACAGGATGAACAACTTCTTGGTGGCGCCGATCGACAGCAGCGCCTTACAGAACGACCATGACTTCGAACTGCCGCGTCCGCCGTGCATGACCTTGTAGGGGGCCGGCTGAAACAGAAATTCAGCCTTGTCCGGCAACTCGATCGGGTCGCGAACGGTGGTGCCCTTGGCCCTAGCTTTGAGTTCGGACAGTTTCATGGGGTTACGGCAACTCCTGCAAAGTGCAGTCCACGGCGGAGATAGATGCCGTGTTACCCGCGGAGCCCGTGGCCAACAGATAGTCAAACCAATTACTGACCCCAGTAGTGAGGCCGGTTACGATGTACGACAGCCCCACTGGGTTCGAGGCAGTACCGGTGGGCTCGAACATGGGACGCTGGTTGCCTACTGAAGTCCCGGTGGTGCCAGAATTGTTGGCCGGCGCCGATCCGGTGCCGCGCATCAGAGTAATGGTGTCAGTGGTCGAGATCACGTTGGCATGGGTGAAATTGAACGTCACCAGCACCTTGCCCGAGATTGCCGGGGTGATCTTGCAGGTAGCTCCCAGTCCCATCATGACGCCGCCGGTAGCACCAGTTCCTGCCGGGTTTCCTCCGTTCAACATGCCGGTGCTGGCGTAGGCCGGCATGTCGGCATTAGCGATCGAGGCGCAGGTCGGACGCCCCGAACTGTCCACCGACCGGGCGAACTGGTTGGTACACGTGCCGCCCGGCGTGTTGCCGTTTACCTTAGCGACGGTAGGGCTCGGCAGCGTGCCCGACAGGTCGCCGCCAGCCGTGGCGCCGACACCCAGCAGGCCGCTGGCCGCGTTGAGTGCATTGCCGATAGCAGCTACCACGCCAGCGCCGGGAGTCGTACCGGCGATCTTGGCTACGCCCGGGTTGGGGTAGGTACCTGACAGGTCGCCGCCGGCCGCGCCGCTCGGGGCGCCACCCCCGCTCGAACTCGGCGGACTGATGGTCTGGCCTACCGCGACGGCGATGATTAGGGGCAGCACCAGGAGCGCGACGACAGCAACCAGGAATGACTTGACTCGCCGCATCATTGCTGTGCCGCGTAGAACGCGTCCCCTGACGTTCCAGTGACCGAGACCGCTTCTTGCAACGAGATGCCGCCCCCCGTGCAGTTCACCGAGGCGCCGACGCCCAGCTTGACCGAATTGGCCAGAGTGGCATTGGCGATCGGACCGAAGAACACGTACATCGAGTTGGCGGCCGAATTGTTCTGTACCACGCAGTTCAGCCTGCGCTGGTTGCCGGTCAAGGCCAAGAATACCGGTTGGAACGTGTTGGTGACTGCAATGGTGCCCGAATTGTTGGTATTGAGAGCGCCGGTGTACGGCAGGGTCGTGACCGGGTTCGGTCCGTTGCCCTGGGCATGCGCCCGATGGAAGCCCCCGACCGCCCAGTAACCCATCAGGAGCAGGCCGAGGAGCCCGCAGACGATGAACGCTTCTGATTTCAGCACGCGCTGCATGTTCAAGCCCCTCCTGCTAGCTTCTTGACGTCGATCGGGCCTTCCGGGGCCAGCTGATCGATCACTTGCTGCATTCGTATTTCATGCCGAAACTGGCCGTCCGGCAGCTTACCGTCAGTTCGGATGATCTGCCCGACCACGCTGTGGATTACGAATTCGGTACCGTCGTCGCACAGAATTTTAATCGGCTGGTTCTGTGTAACAGTAAAGTCGACGCGACGGTTCGCCATTGCTCACCCATGAACCCAGTAGCCAACACCAAAGGCCAAGAGGACAGCCAGAGCGCAACAGACCGCTACGATGGTCGCGCCGATCTTCAGCCCCATGGTCGTGGTGTCATCGTTTTTGAACATTTGGATTGCCCTTACTCCGGAAACGGCTTGCAAGGGGGCACGACGTGGGTCTCATCGGTATCGGGGTTGTCCACGGTCTTGCCGGAAAGCGCATCGTTGTAATTGGGGTGACCGCGAGCGATGACGCCGGGGACGCCGACCCCAGGATGAGCGCGGCGCCACGCCTTGAAGTCGCCATTGGGGATCATCTGCTCCAGTCTAGTCCTGGCGTCCTCGATTGGCATCGGCTGGGTGCAATAAACAGCCTCTGACGGAGCCAGGACCGAAAACGAGACGACAATGGCGAGTGCGGACATGACGCGTTTCCCTGGTTGATGATTGCCCCCGACCTTGCAGCGACTCAAGGTCGGGGGCTTTATTCGGCAGATCGGAAGTTCCGGGTCGAAATCTCAGGACCTGCCGAAACTCTTACAGTTCAGCCGACCACGACAGGATCGAGCCACCGCCCGCGCCGGTCAGAATGCAGGCAAAGCCCGCGGTCGCACCGCTGGAAGTCACCGTCATCGACGCGCCGTCAGTCATGTTGGCCGTGGCCGTCACCAGGAAGGTCGAGGCCAACACGTTGTTGACAGCACCGCACTTGTTGGTCCAAGTCGAAGCCGACAGCGCAGTACCCAGCGCCGCGAAGGTCGGAGCCGTGCGCATCGTGACCGGGAACCGATAGGTCATCGCGGCGGTGGTGGCTGCGGTGGCAGTGCCGACGATCGGAGACTGAACACCAGACGCCGGTTCGGTCAGGATCGTGAAGAACCGCTGCGCCAAGGTCAGGTCGAACTGGGCGTTGTGATGTTCGAACGAAGTCGGAGTAACAACGTTCGGGCCGACGACTTCCAGCTGGTGGTTGGAAGTTTCGATCCAGTCATTGGTGCCGGCCGTGCCCACCGGAGTCCAGCAGATCGAAGTGCCGACCTGGGTCGAAGTGGCCGGAACGGCACCCGATACGAACACCTGCATCCACTGCGCAGTGGCACCGCTCGGCAGCACCTGCACCGTAGCCGTGCCGGACGACACCGTGATCGGGAACGAGGTGTTGATGCTGGTAGCCGACGAGTTGGCGACGTTGCCCGCGGTGACGAGGCTGGTCTGGCCGGTCCAGGTGCCCGCCTTGAAGATGGCGGCCGACTGGTCCGAGCCGGTGCCGTAGGCGACGTTCACCACCACGTTGCCGTTGGACGGCGAGAAATTGGCGCCGGCCTTGACCCAGAACGAATAGACGAAGTTCTGGCCCTGCAACGCGACGGAGTCCGTCGACGTCAGCACGTTCATCTCGCAAACCTGCGCGGTGTCGGCGTTCGCCGCCTTGCGCTGGAACCTGAGAGACTTGGTGAACTGGTTCGCCACGATATCGGTCGCGCCGGTCTGCGACGACCAGTTGATGGCCGACGATGCGCCGCCCAGGAACGAAAAGCCGTCCGCGCCGTAGGTCAGGGTGTTGCTGATGTCGGCAGCCTGCGACGTGCCGCGCTGGAACGGATTGACCGAAATGTCGCCATTGCGCAGCAGGTTGCGGGTCAAACTGCCTGAACCCTGGAACACGCCATCCGGGCCGACCAGTAGCGCAGTGGGGACCAGGACCGTCTGTGGCTGCTGACCCTGACCAAGTTGGGTGTCGGCCGGGATCAGTTCACGGCCGGTGAGGCCCAGCGGGCCGGCAGGCACCGCATCGTTACACACCGAGTTGAAATTGCCGCCGATGCCGCCCTGATTGTTCGGGAAGCCCTGGCCGAATTGGCCCGGCGTGCCGGTGATCGACGGCTGGCCAGTACCGGCGGTGTTGCCGATGCCCGACACCGACGAACAGTAGCCCGACTGGCCGACGATCGGGAAGCCCGGGAAATAGCCGGCAGCGTGGAGACCTCCCACGGCCATGGCAAGGACGGCGACACCGCCGACCGCAGAACGAACCCACCACTTCATTGTAGCCCTCCTGATGATGCAGCGGAATGCTGCGGCGAACCCCCGGCAGTCGCCGGAAACTAGAACTTGTTGATAACGTCCACCAGACTGAGTAACGCCTGGGTCAACTGAGACCGTGACACGAAACTGGAGCAGCCCGGAATATTGGCCGGCTGCTTCAACCGCTTGGACTTCAAATCCTCCGCCTCTGTCGGCTCCGACTGCCTGGACGCGGCTATGTACACGTACTTTTGCACGTCGCCGAACTTGACGTCGAACCGCAGGGTCTCCTCGTCCGTGCCGACGTTGTAGTCTCGCAACACACGGAACGCAATGTCGAACTGGCCCTCACGCTGGTCGCTCATGGCCTTGCCGCCCCCTGGACCGCGGCCCAGATACGGTCGATCTCGGGCGACGGCTCGACAAGCTGGAGCTTCTTCCAGTCGGCGCCGGTCCACTGATGGCCCGACACCACGTCGCCCTTGATCGGGTTGACAAACCACAACGGCTTGCCGCCCGCTAGGCTCTCGATCACGGCGCGGAGGCGCACGACCTCGTCGAACGGCCCGGTGCCGGCAAGCGCATCGACCTTGGCCTCTGCCCGCATCGACGAAATCTTGCACCGCAACATCGCGTTTTCGGTCATGAGCCGTTGCTTCTCACGAACCAGCCGGTTGATGGTCTGCTGCATCCCGCTGATGTCGGCCTGAGTCGCCGGACGAGTGGTGTCGTCGCCGGGGGCATAGACCACAGGCCACTTTTCATCATAAGCGATTTTTTCGTAAACAGCTACAGCCGCCGTGATGTCCTTACCGCCCGGGTCTACGCCGATTACCATCGGCTGTGTCGCAAACTGCCACTGTTCCCCCGCAATCTCACGCAGGGCGGCGTTGAACAACACCTTGTCACCCTTGATGTCAAGCGGGGGACCTTCCGTGCAAACGTAATCTTTCGGCATCTTGATACGCAGCTGAGCGCCGACCTTATGGCCCTTGGCCTCTTCGAACAGCTGCCCCACATAAGGGTTGGGCGCGACGAGCGCTTGCTTCATCGACTCGCGCATCTCCTCGTCAATGAAGAACGGGCCTTTGGTCATGGCGTCTCTCACTTCTTCTGCTGGGACTTCACAAACGTCATCGTCATGTTCATTTCCATGGGCGCACCGTCCTTGCCGGTGTGCTCGTGGCGCTCGGTGTTGTAAACCGCGGGGTTCTTGCCGCGCAGCACCAACCCCATCAATGTGTCGGAATACTCGGTCACCGAACCGACCAGGACACCGCCCTGGTACACTGGCTTTTCGACGCCGTTAGCTGCGCGCCGGATCGCCTCGTCCTCCAGCCGCTCCACGCCAGCCTTTTGAGCCCGCTCCCAGCGCACACAGAAGTCGTCAGCGTACTCACCCGTGCTCTCGTCCAGCGTACCCCGTGACGCCGCCCGCCACGCATAAGTAGTGTCAGGTGAGATGCCAGCATCTCGGGCCGACTTGGACACTGACCAGGAATTACGCAGACCGTTTAGGAACTCTTCCTCTAGCTCCTTACAACGCTTGACCTGGACTGGATTGACGCCACGTACAGGTTTCGGGCGGCTGGCCGCAATCTTGGCAGCCGCCTCCAGGTTGGGCTGGGGCTTTGGTTTCGGAGCCTTGGGCTTCTTGACCAAGTAATCCTCGCGCAGGTAACTCG